GTCACCTGAAGAACAAGCTATCAGATTAAGACAAAGAGGAATGGCGTAATGGATGAAGATCAAATCTTACAATCAATCATAGCAGACCCAGATGTAGTGGATCCCACTATTGATGTATCTCAATTAAGACAAACTACACCTACAAGTCCAAGATTATTAGGTGATGTTTCTGGTATTGCAGGATTAAAATATGATCCCACAAGAACAGACTACATGAGCGATTTATATAAAGTTTACAGTGGTGGATTACCAACTATAGATGTTGCACAAAACATAGCCCCAGATTTTGTCGGCGGCCAGATGATAGACACAGGTGGTGGTGGAGGTGGTATTCAAAATCAAGTGACGAGTGACACTGCGCAAATACCTGGAGCTATAGATTCACTTGTAGATGTAGCACCGGGAGAAGCACCAGTTACACAAGATGAAATAGATGCGTTTAATCAAATACCTGTTAACAGAGAATTTGGAGCTCCGATGGATATTGGATATGGAGAAGGGCAAGTTGATCCTACACTAGCAGCAGCTGTTGGAGGTAAAGATATTACCCCTTTAGGTGGAGCTAATTTAGTAACCACTTCTTCAGGAGATGTATTTACAGCTGATGATCCAATGTTACAAGAAAAAATAGATTTTCAAACACCAGAACAAACTAACGCCATAGTTGGTGCTTTTGATAGTGTTAAAGATCAAGGTTTGGCAGGGTTAGATACATTAAAAAATAAACTTTCTAATCTTGGTGGAGTTGTAAAAGAAAACACAGTTGAAATTGGTGGTAAAACAATTGATTTAACTAGATCTTTAGTAGGCGGTGCTATTAGTTTAGTATCAGGCATACCCGGTGTAGGTTTACTTTTAAATTTACTTCCTCCAGAAGATCCAGCAGATACTTTAAACAGAAATATAGTTGATGAATTAAAAGCAGAAAAAGATTACGGATTTAATATTCAATCTGGTAATTTAAATCAAGATCCTTTTGGTAGAAACCCAGTATCAGGTTTTGGTGATTACGAACAAACATTATTAGACGATATAGCTGGAGTAAATCAAACAGGATTTCAAACAGCTGAAATGAGAGAAAAGAAAAAAGAATTTGCACAAGATTATTTTAATAAAAAAGCAAGTAAAACTGCACCACAAGAAGATATCGGAGCAACAGATTTATTAGGAGAACTACAAGCAGAAAAAAGAAAAGAAGGTTTAGAAGATCTTTCAGACATTTACTCAAACATAGGTCAAACTAGAGATCAAGATATTGAAGAATTAGCAGGTGGCGGTGGTGGCACAAAATCGGTAGAGGATCTTGTAGCAGGTTATCAACAACAACTTGATAGCTTAGAGGGTCAAAGACAACTACTAAAAGAGAATGGCATAGATTCAACAGAAATAGATGCAGCTATTAAAGAATTAAAAGAATTTATAAAAGAAGAAGAAGCTACTACAGACGAAGATGGCGGTGGTGGAGCAGACACTGATTTTGATATTGATTCATTTATAACACCTACGCCAAGAGTGCCTGATTTTATAAGTGGTGGTAAAGATACAGACCCTGTACCTACACCTACACCAAGAGTGCCTGACTTTATAAGTGGCGGTGGTGGTAAAGATACAGACCCTGCACCAAGCGCTCCGAAAGGTCCTAGTGGACCACCATCAGTAATATCAAGACCAGCACCAAATTACGGACCACCAAGTCAAAGCGGCGGAGGCGGCGGAGGCGGTGGCGGCAAGATCGTCTGTACTATGATGAACGAGTCTTACGGCTTTGGATCATTCAGAAATAAAATATGGTTAAGACATTCAAAAGATTTAGCACCAGAATATCAAATAGGATACCACAAAATATTCTTACCATTAGTAAGACTATCTAAAACAAATAGACTATTAAAGAAAACATTAGAACACATTGCAATTCATAGAACTATAGACATTCGACAAGAGTCGAGAGGCAAGGTGCATTTACTAGGTAGAGTGTACAGAAAAATTCTTGAACCAATTTGCTATTGGGTAGGTAAATATGCCAAAAGATAACGCAATACAAAGAATAGACTCACATGAAAAGCTTTGCAGAATAATGCAAAAGCAAACCTATGATAGAATGAATCAATTACAAACTCAGATAACTAGAATAGAACGAATACTACTAGTATCTGTTGGTGCATTAATTACTGGTATGGGTGGTGTTATCGTAGTGTTAATACAGAAGCTTTAAATCCAATCTTTTAATTCTTCACCCATAACTTGACTAGCTATGTTAATTTTTTTACGAAGAGCTTTTACAATTCTTTCATCAACAGTATCTTCAGCAATAATATCTACATAAGTCATAGGTTTAGTTTGGCCTATCCTATCTATTCTAGCTTCTGACTGTTGTCTTTTTTCTAGATCATAACCATTAGAATAATAAATCATTGTACTAGCAGCTGTAAGTGTAATACCATAACCACCCGTTTGAGGCGTACCAACTAAAAATCTAACAGGGCTATCTGGGTCTTGTATTTCTTTAATTGCTTTTTGTCTGTCTTCAACAGATGTATCTCCGTAATAAGTCATTACACAGTTATCCACATCTGTATTAAATTCTTTTTTAATGTGTTCTACGATTGTTTCTATGTCGTGCCTATAATGTGCCCAAATTACAACTTTGCCATGTACTTCATGTAACAAATTTATTAATTCATCTATACGATTATTTTTTAAAACTTGTGTGGTGCCATCATCAGATGTAAAATGTCCACAAGTTATTTGATGTAAACGCATAAGTTGTGTCATAACGGTTGCAGTTGTAGCGGCTTTACCATTTAAAAATGCTAGAGCTGTTTGTTTCATTTGTAAATAAACTTTTTTTTGTTCATCGCTTAATTGTACAATACGTTTCATAAATGTTTTTTTAGGTAAATCTAGGCAATCATCTTTTAATACACGATCAGAAAATGGTTTTAGTTTTTCTGATAACTCGCCTAATCGTTGATAACCAACTACAATTTTTACATCTCTACCACCAAAATTAGCAGTTCTCATTATGGCATATCTGTTTTTAAACGTATAAAAAGAAATGTGATCTAATAGCCAAGGACTTAAAAAATAACATTGTGTGTATAAATCTAAGGGTGATTTAGTAACAGGAGAGCCTGTAAGTATTCTTCTATATTTAGAATGTTTTGATAAACCTAAAATATTTTTAGTTCGTTTAGCACTAGGGTTTTTAATAGTGGTAGACTCATCAATTGCAACTAAAGCATTATGACTATTTAAAAATTTAATAGCAAAATCAACACCTTTTTTAGTAGAGAAAGCCTCTACATTCATAATTAAAATATGTAAATCTTCTCCTGTTTTAAACAAAGTATTTAATTTTTGTTGTTGAGTTTTATTAATCATAGCTTTCCAAAGCACCATTGTTTTATCAATATGCTCTACAAGGTGTTTAGGTATTTCTGAATTGTACCAGTTTTGATACACCCCTTTTGGTGCCACAATTAAGACACCATTAATCTTACCTTTATCATAAAGCATAGATATATTATCTATTAAAACTTTAGATTTACCTGTACCCATTTCCATAAAATAGGCATATACTTCTTTTTCCCACGATTTTTCTAACGCCTTTAATTGATGCGCGTATGGCTTAGTTTTAAATTTATAATTCATAATTACTTCTTTCTATTTGACAAAATATCAAATATACACTAAAAGTCAAGCATGAAAGAAAATAGCGAATCAATTGTTTATTTACTTCAAGAAGTGCCAGGTACTAAAATAGGTCGTCCTAAATATAATATTATTGGGGCACAAAAATTTGGTACAATAAAAGTTCTTCTTAAAGAAGATACACAAATTGTAAGAAGTCCAGGTCCTATAACTTATCAATTAAGAAGATTGTTAAAAGATTTTTCTGATAAAGATTTTTTACTTTTATCTGGAGATCCTAAAGTTATTGGTTTGGCTATCGCTGTTGCGTGTGATATTAATAATGGAAAGTACACAACGTTAACTTGGGACAGGCAAGAAAAGATGTATTATCCAACTGAGTTTAACATACATGAAAGAGGTGAAATCGATGAGTCAAATAGACTATGAACAAGATAGAGTACAATCTGTAACTCAAGCGGACGCTGCTAAAAGTCTGTCTGATAAAGTTATACAATTAAAAAATTTAGAAGACGAAATTTCTAACGCAGAAAAAAGTGTTTCTAAATTAAAAGAACAAGCAAAACAATTATCGCAGTTTGAAATACCAGCGATGATGGAAGAAATGCATATTACAAAATTAAAGCTGAAAGATGGTGAGTCCGTAGAGATAAAAAAAATATACGGTGCATCAATACCACAAGAACATCAAGGGGCAGCTTTTCAATGGCTTCGAGACAACGACTTAGGTGATATTATTAAAAATGATATTACCGTTACCTTTGGTCGAGGCGAAGACAACAAGGCTGCAGAATATGCTAGCCTTGCACAAGGTCAGGGGTATGAACCCGTCCAGAAAATTGGCGTTCATCCTCAGACACTTAAAGCAGTGGTCAGGGAGCGTCTTGAGTCTGGACGTGAGATGCCTCCTGACTTATTTAAAACTTACGCAGGTAACAGTACAAAAATAACAAGGAGATAGAAATGAGTGACGAGAAACAAATGACACTTAAAAAAGAGGCGAGCTTACCTTCAACTATTTTGTTTGAAGATGATGCTTCACATGGTTTTGAAAATGTAAAGACAACTAGTTTGGCTTTACCTATTTTAAAACTTTTACAAAATGGTTCAGGAGAAGCGCAAAGACGTAATCAAAATTATGTTGAAGGTGCAGAACCTGGTATGCTTTTAAATACAGTAACAAAGAAATTGTATGATGGAGCAAATGGGGTATCAGTTATACCTTGCCATTATAAACTAGAGTATCAAGAATGGGCGGACTTTGGAACAGGTTCTGGAAGACCAGAAAACATTTTTCCAGATGGTTCAGATATTCTTGAGCAAACAACTAAAGATGGTTCAGGTAAAGATAGGTTAGAAAATGGTAATTATATCTTAACTGTTGGACAACACTTTGTGTTAATTATTGACGATAATGGAGCTGAACAAGCTTTAATTTCAATGAGTTCATCTCAAGGTAAAGTTAGCAGGAAATGGAATTCAATGATGATGTCCATTTCGCTTGATGGAAAAAACGGTCCTTATACGCCGCCATCATTTAGCCACTCTTATAAACTAACCACAGTGTTAAATTCTGGTAAAGGTAATCAATGGTATGGTTACAATATCGTAAAAGAAGGTGCAGTTAAAAATCCAACTTTATACGAACGTGCTAAGAAATTTTACACTAGTTTAGCTAGCAAATAGTGTGAATAGTAGGCGGTCGATGGAGACGTAGACCGCCTACGCTTACCGAGTGGAAATGATAGAATTAGATAAATTTATAAAAATATTTGAAGGTTTGACTAGTGCCTATGGTCAAACTGTTAAAACAGATCAATTTAGCGAAAAAGGTAAACACAAAACTAAATCATTTACAATATCAAATCCTGTAACAAAAAAATTATGGCGAGAACATTTAGAGGGTAAAGACCCTGCTTTAGGTATTGTGCCTATTACTAAAGAAAACAAATGTAAGTGGGGGTGTATAGATATAGATACTTATCCATTTGATCACAAAAAATTTATACAAAAATTAAAACAAAAAAATATACCTATGATTGTGTGTCGATCTAAATCAGGTGGTGCACACGCATTTTTATTTACAAAAGATTTTGTTCCTGCAACTGTTATGAGAGTAAAATTAAAACTTATTGCATCTGCAATGGGTTTTGCTAGTGCGGAAATATTTCCTAAACAAGATTACATAAGAGTTGATAGAGGAGATACAGGTAGTTTTTTAAATTTACCTTATCATGCAAACGAAAGAACTGTTAGATATGCATATGGACTAGAGGGTAATGTTTTAAAATTAAAAGAATTTTTTAATGTGTATGATGAAGTATCTTTAACTTTAGAACAATTAAACGAATTAAAAATAGAAAGCGAAAAAGAAAAAACAGATTTATTTAAGGGCATGCCTCCTTGTTTAGTTACTTTATTAAGTGATGGTGTGCCTGATGGTCAAAGGAATAATTGTATGTACAATGTAGGTGTGTACCTTAAGAAAAGATATCCAGACAAAGAAGAGTGGCAAAGTTATATGTTTACATATAACAAACAGTTTATGACACCTCCTTTGGATGCAACAGAAATAAATACTTTAATAGGTTCTTTAGATAGTAAAGATTATAATTACAAATGTAAAGATGAACCTATACATAGTTTTTGCGATGCAAAGAAATGTGCATTAAAAGAATTTGGTGTAGGAGATAATGCACCAGCACCAGAAATAAGTGAGATAAGAAAATATGATTCTGACCCACCAATATATTTTGCATCCATAGATGGTGAAAGTGTTGAGGTTGATGATGCAACGTTACACGATCCTGAAAAATTTTCATTAGCTTGTATGAATCAAATAGGTAAACCAATGATGCCAGTGCCTAAACATATGTGGCGTAGGCTACTTATAAAATTATTTGCAAACTTAGAAACTATACCTGCACCAGAGTCATCTAAATTAGATGTGCAGCTTAAAGAAATACTAGCAGATTATATTAACAAAACTCCAGGTAAAGAATTAAAAGATGTTATGCGAGGTATTGCATTTACCGATACAGATGGTTTTACATATTTTAAATTTAAAGACTTTTGGAAATTTTTATTAAAAACTAAATCTTGGGCAGAGAAGACTTATCCTAAACAAAAAACAATGCGTTTATTAGAATCTTTATTTGAAGCAGAGGAAACATTACCTAAAATAGGTGTTAAGACTGTAAGATTATTAAAGATGCCTACAATAAAATTAGAAAGACCAAACCCTAGAACAACGAAAGTAGAAAAATCACCATGGCTATAGTAAAGAAAATAATGGGTCCACCAGGTACCGGTAAAACATATAGACTAATAAATCACTATTTAAAAAAAGAATTAAGCGACTATACTACTGACCCTGAAAAAATAGTTTATATTACATTTAGTAGAGCTGCAGCAGAAGAAGCATCAGAAAGAATAGCTGAGTTGTTTCCTAATAGTAAATTAAAATATATATCTACCATGCATGCCATGGGTAAATCTGAGTGTGGTATTGATACCAACACTAGATTGCTCAAAGGTAAAAAATGGAATCGTTTTAAACAAGAGTATCAAGAGTGGACTAACATATCTTTTGAAACCATTGTAGATGCAGCAGGTAATCCAAGATATCAAAATACACATTTACAAATAATACAATATGCAAGATCTAAATTAATTTCTATAGAAGATGCAGCTGTTGAGCTACAGAAACATCACGACATAGATGTAGATTCTACAATACAATTACAAACAGATTTAAAATCATTTAAGGATGGAACTAATATGGTTGAGTTCTATGATATGATTAACAAGTTTGTCGAGGAAGATCGGTGTCCTCCACTCGATGCTGTCTTCCTCGATGAAGCCCAAGATTTAAGTCCTCATCAATGGAAATGTTTTGATTATATAAAATCAAAATGTAAACGAGCGTATATGGCTGGTGATGATGACCAAACTATCTATGGGTTTCAAGGTGCAGACCCTAATTGTTTTATGCAACAAGAAGGAGAAAGAGATGATCAAGAAATATCAAGAAGGGTTCCAAGAGCTGTCCATAAGGTAGCTGTAAAAATATTAGAAAGATTAGAAAATAGAATAGAAAAAAATTGGATACCTAGAGATGCAGAGGGAGAAGTTCATTATAATCAAACACTAGACGATTTAGATTTCAATGAGGGTCACTGGATGATATTGGCTAGAACTAATAAATTACTAAATAATATATCCGAACATTTTTATTCTTTAGGTAAAAGGTTTAGTGGTAAAACAAATAAACACTTACCTAATGATATATTAGAAGCTTATCAAGTTTGGATAAGATTAAATCAAGGAGCTTTTGTTTCACCTGAAGAAGCTGAAAGACTTTATGATTTTTTATTAGTAAAAAAAGGACACGTTCGTAGAGGTTATTCTGATGGTAAGACTATACAACGTGAAACAAGTGTTGACTTAGATAAATTAAAAAGTGAACACGGCTTACTAATAGATGGAGATTGGAAACAATTACATTTTCCAGAGGACACTAAAGAATATATGCAGACATTATTAGAAAGAGGAGATACATTAATGGAAAAATCAAAAATACAATTATTAACTTTACATGGATCAAAAGGTAAAGAATGTGAAAATATATGTTTGTTTACAGATTATGGAACAGAGGGACAGGACGAGTTTATTTATCGTAGTGCATATGAAAACCCAGATGCTGAACATAGATTATTTTATGTAGGCACAACAAGAGCAAAAGAAAATTTATACGTAATGCAACCAACATCAGATTACTATTACACAATAGGAGGACCCATAGTATGACAGACAAAGACATGTTCAAAGGAACAACTTATAAATCATTAGAAGAGCAAGTCGGGGGGAAACACTACCGAAACATGCGTATTCAACCTGCAGAGTTTATTAATGAAAATAAACTTTTGTTTGCAGAAGGAAATGCTATAAAGTATATCTGTAGACATCAAAATAAAGGTAAAGCGAGCGATATTGAGAAGGCAATACATTATTTAGAAATGATATTAGAAAGGGATTATTCATGATCAATGAAATAAGATTTAAACTTGAAATATTATGGATAGATCATCCAAGAAAAATATGTTTTATTTTTGGCATTATATTAGGAGGGTTATTTTTATAATATGTTTGAAGCACAAACTGAATGGATAAGTCCTGAATCTTTTCCTAATCTTAAAGACCATAAATATATAGCAATAGATTTAGAAACAAGAGATCCTGGCTTAAAATCTAAAGGTTCTGGTGCATTAATTAATGAGGGTGAGATTGTAGGAATAGCCGTTGCAGTCGAAGGTTGGTCTGGATATTATTCTTTTGGACATAAAGAAGGAAATTTTTTTGATGAATCTGTTGTTATGGAATGGATAAAGGAAATATGTGCATTACCAAATGTAAAATTATTTCATAATGCAATGTATGATGTTTGTTGGCTAAAAGCATATGGTATTAAAATAAATGGTCACATTGTTGACACAATGGTTATGGCTTCATTGGTTGATGAAAATAGGTTATGGTATTCACTTAATAGTTTATCCATGGATTATCTTGGACAAATTAAAGATGAAACAGCATTAAGAGCTGCTGCAGATAAAGCTGGAATAGATGCAAAATCTGAAATGTGGAAACTACCTGCAATGTATGTAGGGTCTTATGCAGAAAAAGATGCAGAGCTAACTTTAACTTTATTTAAAAAATTATCAAAAGAAATTAAAACACAAGATCTTACAAAAGTATTTGATCTTGAAACACAATTGTTTCCTTGTTTAATAGATATGAAATTTAAGGGTGTTCGCGTAGACGTTGAATCTGCTCATAAATTAAAACAAAAATTAGTTGAACAAGAAAAGCAATACTTATTAGAAGTAAGTAAAGCAACACAAATAGATGTTCAAATATGGGCAGCACGATCGATTGCCAAAGTTTTTGACAAATTAAATTTACCTTATGAAAGAACTGCAAAAACACAAGCACCTTCCTTTACCAAAAATTTTTTGCAAGAACATAAAAATCCTATAGTTCACAAGATAGCAAAAGCTAGAGAAATAAACAAGGCACATACCACATTCATAGATACAATTATCAAGTATCAATATAAAGGTCGAATACATGCAGATATTAATCCTATCAGAGGAGACAGTGGAGGAACAGTAACTGGTAGGTTTTCATACTCAAACCCAAACCTCCAACAAATACCAGCGAGAAACAAGCAGCTAGGGCCAATGATAAGATCTTTATTTATACCAGAAAATGATCACAAGTGGGGATGCTTTGATTACTCACAACAAGAGCCAAGACTAGTTGTGCATTACGCAGCTACAAAATTTAAAGGTGATGAAGAAGTTACAGAAATAGTAAAACGTTTTCAAAACAATACAGTAGACTTTCACCAAACTGTTGCAGACATGGCTAATATATCTAGAACACAAGCTAAAACAATTAATCTAGGATTGTTCTACGGTATGGGTAAAGCAAAACTACAAGCAGAACTAGGTTTGTCTACAAAAGATGAAGCAACAAAATTATTTAATAAATACCATGATAGTGTGCCGTTTGTAAAAGATTTAATGGATGCAATATCAAGAGATGGATCTGCATTTGGTTATATTAAAACATTTGGTGGTAGAAAATGTAGATTTGATAAATGGGAAATAGCAGAATGGAATAACGGCAAATTTACTCCACCTATGAGTAAGGCAGATGCAGAAGCAGCATACTTTAAAAAATATCCTAAAGCTTCAAAAGCAAACATAAGAAGAGCTTTCACTTATAAGGCATTAAATAAACTTATTCAAGGGTCTGCAGCAGATATGACTAAACAATCTATGTTAGATTTGTATAGAGAAGGTATCGTACCACATATACAAATACATGATGAACTTGATATTTCTGTAAAATCTGAAGATCAAGCTAAAAAAATTATTGAGATTATGGAAAACAGTGTTAAATTAAAAATCCCTAATAAAGTAGACTATGAGTCAGGAAACAATTGGGGAGAAATAAATGGATAATTATTATGGCTTACTTAAATGCAAATATACCACCCGAATACGCACAAATAAGAAAGGAGTATTTATATGACGGAAAAAAACATCATGGAGAAGTTGAAGACTGTATTATCTTTGGTCTTAGCGCCATTGCAGGTCATGCTATCTTATGGCATGCAATTATGGAAAATGGTGCTGTCTTTTATCGTCTCCCAATTACGGCTTTTATTCAACGTGGTTTTCAACCATCATCTGTTCCACATAAAAGACTTGATGAACTTCAGCTTTGGAATTGTTTTAGTTATTATCCTTCTGTTCACATTTGGGATATTTTAAGTGGCACATCAGGTAAATATATAGGTAAAGATAAAAAATGGCATCATGGTAAATATCTATTTACCGTTGACTTTGCACATCCAGAGAGTAATATACTAGATGTAGAACATTCTGAAATACCGCACGAACACAAGTGCGCACACATAATTTCCTTAAAAAACGGTAATTATGCAGCACAACCCAACAATAGATGTATATGGGATTTACCATCTTTTACAGTAAAAGATAATATTCCTGATTGGAAGGTACAAACATCAGAGTGGAACGTAGAAGATTCTGGTAAGTGGCGAACAGAAGACACTGACAAATTCTTTTATGAAATAGAGGAGAAAAAAAATGATTAAAAAATGGATTGTAAGACCAATTAGAAGAAAATGGAAAAGATTTACCGAATGGCTTTTTAGTTGGCAAAAAAAAGATGAGTAAATGTTACAATTGTCAGCACGACTGTCATTGTCAAAATAATATACATGAAGATAGTGCAGGCATTTGTAGGTGTGATGACTGTAAATGTAAGAGAACTTATGTAAAACAAAAAGATCACGCAACAGATATATCTTTTGAAAATGAAATAAAAAATAACGGATAAATACATGAATTATTATTTTACAGGGATATTAATTGTATTAGTTTGTTTACTAACTTTTATTAAACCAGCTTATTCAGGTTCAACACAAACAAATACATCTGGATCTAATACAGCAATTGAAGGTGGATACACATCTACAGCAACAACTACGTATCAATCTGGATCAAGTTCTAATAGCACAACAAACAGCACAACAAATTCTAACACTAGATCAGCACCACCATCAGCATCTTCACCATCTT